TCCACTTAGTCTTTAGTTTTTCAATTTCAGCATCGCTTAGGACACCATCATTTAGGGCTACAAAGAAATCAAGATATTGTGCTGCTTGGGCTTGTGTACTGCCCCAAGATTTAGCAAGTTCAATAACTTCATCATCTGAAATAGTTCCATCTTCAACAGCAAAGATAGTTTTTACATATGCACTTGCTGCTTCATTTGTAACGCCCCATTTAAGAGCAAGTATCGCAATGTCTTTGCTATCAACCTTGCCATCAGCCAATGCTTTAAGAATATCTTCATATCTTGCAGCAAGATCATTTCTAACTTTTTGAAGTAAAACTTCTTCTCTTAGGTTTTTTAATCTTTCTTTGTCAATTGCATTATTTTTTGCTTGTCTTTGTAACAGTGCTTCTGCTGCATTTAATTGAACAGGATCTTCTTCTTTTGTAGTAATTCCAAATTTCTTTAATCTAGCCAATTGTTTTTCTAGTGCTATTTGTTTGGCAAGATCCTTCTGTTCCCTGGCATTTTGAGCAGCCCTGATTTTTGCTAGTCTTGCATCTGATGCCGCTTTTTCTGCTGCTGCTTTAGTTGCTTCCTCAATAGGCTTAAATCCATCAAGAATTGCATTCTTTTGAGCATTTGCACTTAATCTTTGAGCAGTAGCAAAATCATATGTTGATTGAGTAGCCTTGTCTATTGATCCTTTTATCTTAGAATAAACAGCAGCGGCTGCCATTAATCCAATAACAACTGCTTTCATTGGACCAGGAAGTTTTAAGAATACCTTTCCTAAGAAAAGTATTGCTTTACCAATACCTCTTACTGCTTTAGCAAAAAGTCCAAGTTTGGGTGCAGCGGCTCCTGCTGCTGCTCCAGTTCCAAATACTCCAATAGCAATTGCTTTTACTGCTCCAGCAATCTCTGATGCACCCTTGAATATAGCAAGTGCAATTGCATATGCTTTCAATGCTGCTAAAGCACCAGCAATACTTGCAATTAATTCATTATTTGCCCTTACAAATTTAGCAAAATCTACTGCTTTATCTGCAAGGTCTTTAATTATTTCTACAGTTTGACGAAGACCTTGTTGCAATTGATCTTCATTTAGAATAATCCATTCTTCAATTGCAGGTAATACATCTGATTGTAAATATTCTGTAAATTCTATAACTACTGGCAATAATGCATAGCCTAATGTTTCTAATATTTCTCCATAGGCTAATTGAAGTCTCTTAAGTGGATCTGTATCTGCTAATAGTTCTGCTTGTCCACCATAGGTTTTATTTAATACCGCTATGGCAGCAGACAAATCTTTATTTTTTACAATTGTGTCATCAAGAGGAATACCAAGTCTTTTTAAAGCACCAAGATTTCCTTGTTGTGCTTTTACTAATGCCATTGTTACTGCTTGAAGGTCTTTTCCTGTACCCGCCGCTACATCAAGGGCAACACCTTGTAAATCCATTGCAAGGGTAGCATCTCCAGTGGCTGCAGTTAGGGCACCTAGGCTTGCTCTTAGTTCATCATCTGCAACACCAGCAGCCATTTGCTGCTTTTTAATATACTCTTCTACTGCTGCAATTCCTTCGTCAGTTGCACCAGTAACATTTCTTAATGTCTGTGCAAGTACTGTTGCAGACTTAGCATCTTCTGTTGCTGCTTTTACAGCATCTTTACCAATCTTTACAGCAAAAGCGACACTGGCAGCGGTGGCAACAGCAAATGCTTTTGTGGCTTTTGCAGCAAACTTGTCAATATTTTTACCAAGTTTTGCTATATCTTTTTGAGCGGCCTTACTTCCCTTATCTGAATATTGAGAGATAATTCGGGCTACTACTGCACCAACTGCCATATTAGCCACGCTCCTTTTCTAAACTTTTCTGTAATTTTGATTTTGCTTTTTCTAAAGCATCAAAAACTTTTCTTCTAATCTTGTCACCATTTTTATCTACAACATGCCAAATTAATCTTGATGGCATAAATGGGCTGTCTTTCTTTTCTAGATTACTTATAAATGTTCCATTGCCCTTTGATCTTCTACCCGCCAATTCATAAATGGCTCCTGCTGCTGATTTATTTTTTAGTGATGCTGCAGATGTAGTGTAATCTCTTCTAACTTTATTTTGAGCCTTGGAAGAACTAATTCCAGACTTAATAACACTTTGATCCCATGCAGGCCAACCAGCACCATTACGAGTGCGAGGATTGCGAGCAGGCTGAGTAGCCCAACCACTTAGAGGTGGGTCTGCTTTGACAAGACCTTGTGCTTCTTTTTTAAGACCAGAGACTTCAGAACTTAAAACTTTATTAAATTCTTTAACCGCATCTTTGTCAAATTGCTTTAATGCGTCAAGTGTTTCCTTTAATCCAGTTAACACTATTGCATCTTTACTCATTACCTGCTCGCATTCTTGGATCGCTCCTTGAGATAAACAACAATTGCTTCAAGTACACCGTCAGGCGCTTCAAGCAAGTCTACTGGAGAAAGCCCCGTCTCCACAGAGATCATTGCTACCGTATAGGTTAGGCTGTCTCTGTGGATTCGGAATTTGGGTCAGTCTCTAGTTCTACACTTTCTAGTGTGTCAAGAAATCCATCGCCAAAAGGCTTTACAACTTTTCCAGAGTCTTTCATTGCTGACCAAGCCAAGAAATAGATATGCTCTAGTCTTTGCTCTTCTGTCAGTAATTTAGCAAAACCTTTGTTATATTTGTTTTCAAACGCAACAAGGGTCTTTGGACGAAGGGCATAGGTGCCTTCTTGTCCATCACTGGTTTTTACTTTTATTTTTAGTCCATCCATTTTATATTTCCCCCTTTAAAGGAATTAGTTATTTTAAGGAGTTATGTCCTTAATTATTTCTCCAGATATAGGCCATTGCACCGAAATTGTACTGAGTTGTCCAACGCTAGCATTTAGCGGAGTCCATTCAGTTACTAATGCTTCAAACTGATATTCTGGATTTGATGCAGATATAGGCGCATTGACTGGCCTAACTTTGCATGATACTTTGGTTCCTACACGATTTGGCTCTGTAGTATACGGAGGTACACCACCAAAAAACTCTTCAATAGAGTTATTAGCAAAATCTTGAAAGAATTCAAAAGATACTGAGTTAGTTCCAACACCTGCTATGACTTCTTTATAGATAGTACCCTGTTGTACAGGGGTAACATCAAGAACATCATGCACAGTAGAAAGCGTTATGCTTGAAATGAAATCACTAAAATCAAAAGTGGTTTCAAATATTACTGTTGGGTTTGTTAGAACTATTTTGGCCATTGGTTAAGATGTAGCCTTAGTGATTGGGCCAGTAATTGGCCAGGTCACGGATGCAGTTGCTAATTCGCCTACGGCTCCATTTAGAGGAGTCCATTCTGAAATTAACGCATCAAATGTATAGAGAGGCGAATCTACTGAGATTGCAGCATTTACAGGCTGAACCTCAATTGCAGCAACTGTACCCAATAGTGGGTAAATCGTTGCTTCTACTTCACCTGCAGCAAAGTCTTGGTGGAACTCAAGGGTTAATGAGTTATCAGCAAGACCTGCAATACGGGTCTTTGCAGCAGCAGGAACGTTTCCGCCTGCGAATGCTGTGGTTTCTAAAACATCGTAAGTGGTTCCCAAGGTTACACTTGCGATTCTGTCAGCGAGGCTTACGCCTGCTACTGTTACTTCTACGTTAGTTAGGACTAGACGTGCCATTATTGTTTATCTCCTTCATTGTATTCATTAAAAACAAATGCTTCAGTTTCTTCCTGTAGCACTTGTGGTTCTTCTTCTATTACTTGTGGTTCTTGTATTACTTTTGGTGAATTCCCTGCCTTTTTAATATGACCAGATGTAAGAAGATGTTCAATGTTTCCTCCTACACCAAGTATATCAAATTCAGTAAGTTCTTCACCATTCAACTTACCGCAAACTTTTTTACTTGAGGTAACTACATATTTCATTATTTCTCCTTATCCCCAAATTGTGAGGTTATAACGGTAAGACAGAAATGTCTGATCTCCAGAAGAATAAGTACCGCTATCAGCACTTATTACTCTTAAAGTATCTACAAGTCCACCTAATGTTCTATCTGATTCAAGAGCGGTCTTAATTGACTTAGGGCCTGTTCCTGCCAAAAGAGAATCAAGTTTATCTTGTCCTGCTCTTTCTGAGAATCTTTGTACTATCACAAAGATATCAACAGATGCCTGGTCTAAGCCTCTAGCATTGTCAATATCAAATATGAAATCTAATTGTCCAACTACCGCACAAGGCGGTACTATTACATCTGGAATGGTGTCGTAAACTCTAATATTTGATCCAGAAGGTGACACAACTGTTAATAAATTTGTTTTTAATGCTTCTCTAATTGGAGCTATATCTAACATTAGTAAGCCAATCCTTGATTTCTTCTAAATGTCTTTAATAGCATTTCAACATCTGGATCTAATCTTGAATTTAATCTAACTGTTCCTAATTCTACAGATCCTGCAATTCCAAATGGTGATTGCTTTCTTACAAATAATCTTGATGCTTGTATCTTACAAGCTAATTCTACTTCATATGGTACTTCTGGAAATCCAAATATACCAGATATTCTGCATGTTTGTGGAAAGAAGTATGGCCATACATATTGGCCCACTGCTATCAATCTTGTTGTTGGCCATCCTTTTTTAGGATTGTTTACAGGCTCTAGCATAATATCTGATGATAAATTCCATACCTGGCCATATTGTAAAGGTGTATCAAATCCTGTATCTGTGGCTACTTCAATAAGTGTAACAATATCATCTGTCTCTAAATTCCATGGGTTTAATGCTGTGTAATATCTTACAGATGGGCTTGCTTGTGTACCTTCTTGATAAAAAAATCTTTGGCAATATTCATCAATCATACGACTTG